TGTTCTCTAGGATAAATTGTTTCTGAAGTCTCGTTAAATAATAATCTAAAAAATAATTCGTGGCCTCTACTTGTACCTTTTGTTCTATAAAGTGTTCTTACATTTTTAATTAAATTTCTTCTATTTAAACCTGTAGCTAATGTCTCAGGTAAAGTGTTTAAAAATTCGTTTCTAAATTTTGTTAAAAAGTTTGATATGGCTTTATCAGGATCTCGAAAGTGTAATAATTCTTGTATGCTGTTAACAGGATTAGGTTTATAATTATTAATAACTGCCTGAGCACCTGAATTACCACCAGTTAATATTTCATCAACAGAAAATTTATCTTGTGCTGATATAAACAATCTACCATTAGATAAATCCTCTGCTAAAACGGTAGCTGTGGCATTTGATGTGGAACCTGTTATAGTTTCACCTCTTGTAAACTTACCAAAAGATGAGTCTTCTAAAATAATTTTATCGCCAGCGTCTAGTTGTGTTCTATCAGTATCTAAACGTGAAGCGTCTAATACTAAATTATTTGATTGTGCTGTTTCTGTTTCTAGTGTAATACCATCTGTTGATTCAACACTAGTAACGGCCAACTCTGCCGATTCCATAAATGTATAATAAGTTTTTACAAACTCTAAAAATTTAGGGTGATCATTTAAAACAAACTCAGGAGCTTGTTTTTCTATGAGTAAGGATATCTTATCTTTAAATGAGGCCATTAGTAACTACTTGTTGTTGTATATCCTACACCAGCGTCAGCAGAACCTCCAACAAACGAGTCAGCAGTTACAGTAATTGATGAATTAGCAGTATCAATTTCTAATATTTGATTTCTTACAGGCACAACATCATTTGAATTAGGTTTTACCGTTAACTCAACAACCGTTGAAGCAGAACCTCTGATATTTGATATTGAAGCTATGTTTAATGAGTTTAGAGTAACTTGACCAGTTGAATAATTTATTGTACCTTGTGTATTGTTAGCATATGTTCTAACACCAGAAACTATGTAATATCTTCTAACATTACCTTGACCGTCATCATCTAAAAACATTTCGTTTGTTGTATCGCCATCAACTTTAAATCCTGTTGATTCTAAAATACCACCAGCCGCTGAGTTGTGGCCAGAGTGAGGATTGTATAAAGCATTTCTAAAGTAAACATTATACAAAGTTGAACTATTTAAAGTTGGTGTAAATTCTTTTCTAATTTTTAATGTTGTTATATTTGATAATATAGATGTATCAGTATCATCAATTGCTTTTGATACTTTTGAATATCTAAAAACTTCATCAAATTTTTGTAAATTATTTGTGTTAAAATTTATTAATGTAGTTATAATATTTGATTTTATAGTATCGGATGTTTTTGTTGTGGCATTACTATCATACTTAACATTACTTGTTAATAAAATAGATGTTGTTTCTGGATCAACAATTTCTGGCACAACTGAAGCCACATTGAATTTTTTTAATTGAGTTACTAAATCTAATTTTGTAGCATTTGTTAATGTAGAACCAGAAGCTGCCTTAATAGAAATTTTTACCGTTCCGTAAATTGGTGTTTCTTCATCTTCACCACCCCAAGCTGAAACGGCCTGAGCATTAGGATATAATTCTAAAATTTTTGTTTCATAATCACTTGTAGTAACTGCTCTGTCTTGTGCTGAATATTGTAGAGGAGCATTAAATCTAATTGATTCTTTTGTTTGTGGATCTGAACCGCCTTGAGCATTTGACACCGTTGAGATAGATACATTTGAAAAACCACCGATTGCTCCTGATAAAGCAAAACTTGAGGCACCATTAGAAGCTGTTTTATTAGTAACAACATATTCTAAAATAACAATATTACCATCTGATAAAGATTTACCTACTATACCGTCACCAAAATAAATTTCAAATTTACCTTCGTCACTTTCTTGGCAAAAATAAACTTTAGATGTTGAAGTTAAACCTACAATACCTGTTGCTTTTGAATAAACTTGTGATGTTGTATCACTAGAAGAATTTTGAACCGTAACTTTTAAAGTAGAAATATCAGCGTTGACATTTGGTATAATAAATTTTTGGTCAGGATCGGTGCTATCTACGGTATATTTAAATGTTGTTAAAGTACCTTCAAAAATTGGCACACTAGAAAATTTATAAACACCTTCAAGTGGTGATATTGTTGTTTCAGCATTTGTAACAAACTGATATGATGTGCCACCTATGGTTGATGTAAACACCGTGCCTTTGGTCATTGTTACCGTAGCACCTGTACCATTATTAATTGTTATATCAATATTTGCTGTTGGTGCTTTTGCTGATGTTGGAGTATAACCTAACATTTTAGCTAACGACACAATATTTTTTCTTATATCAGCAGAATCTAAATACATTTCATTTGCTAACATATTAGCATTGAAACCTAGATAGTGTGTGTTGTAAGCTAAAAGGTCTAATAGAACGGCAAAACCAGAACCCTCAAAATCATAATCCTGAAACTCTGATTGACTTTGTAAAAATGTTTTTAAATTACTTTTTACATTATCAAAATCTAAATCTGATACCGTTAATTTGTTTGAAGCCATATTATCTTATTCTTTGTAAAGTTGTTAATACCGTAACAGGATTTGCTATGTTCATACAATAGAAAACCACTCTTACCTCTATTGAGTTTCTATCAGGACTTTCTGTAACAATTACCTGATCTAATCTTGCTCTTGGCTCATAATTAGTAATTACTTCTTCTACTTTTCTTCTTATAAAAATACTTGTAACTGGTGTAAATGGTTCAAATAATAATTGTCTAATACCACAACCTAACTCTGGATGAAAAGGTCTCTCATAAAAATTAGTGTTTACTAAATTTCTAACACTTCTTTTTATAGCCTCAACATCTTCAATTTTAACTACATCATTTGTAACCGTATTTCTATCAAAGTCTAAATTTAAGTCTTTAAAAGTCCTAACACTTTGATTGCTTTTATTCGTTACTGAAGCGTCATAATTTGCCATATCGCTTAATATTTATAAGACTATCCAGCAAATACGTTAGAAGAACCTGCTGCTACACTTGTACAACCAGATATAGCGTCACCTATTCTACCACAGCCTTTTCCGTTTACAAAAACCGTAGAACTACCTACAGCAATAGAAGCTGAGTGAGCAGGACAAGGCACACCTGGTAATAAATGAGTAGTGTTATTATCGCCTTGACGAGATACGCCAATACTATTTACAAAAACATTACTTGACCCTACAGCCCTTGTCATTCCTGAACAATGAGCAACATCAGCGTCACCTATTCTAGTTACTGCTGGCACGACTTAATAACTCCTTTAATTTATCATTAAATGTTGATATAAAATTATGTTCTTCCTCAGTATGAGGTGGTTTAGGAAAATCAGGTTTAAAACAAACTACTTCACTTATGGTCTTTGGTATATCTTTGTAATTTGTAAATTTTTCAACTTTCTTTTCTATTAAGACTTGAAAATCACCTTTCATTTATTTACCTTGGCCGTTATAAAATTTTAGACTTCTTTTTTTGTGTTTATTCATTGAACTCATTTTACACTTACGTTTTTTAGACGCTTGAGAAGTCTTTTTTGGTATACTTTGATGAGCAACAAAACTTTTTGCTAGTTTTGCCATTATCTACCTGCTTCTCTAGCTGCTTTTAAAGCTGCTTTCTTTTTTTCTATAGCGATTGATTGTCTAATCTTTCTTCCCATTGGTATTTGAATAGATTGACTAATTTGTTTGCCTTTTTTAGTGATATATTCAACACTTATAAATTTATCTTTGTAATCGCCTTGTACAGACATTACGGCCTTCTTTAAACTCATTGATTCTTTTTCTTTTTCTTCACCTGCTTCATTCCAAAACAGATATTTTCTCATTTTTGCCATTTTTTTATCCTATAATTCAAAATTTACTCTTTTATATTATTTATATTAGAATTTACAACGTGTTTTTGCTTGTAATTTTTCAATTTGAACAATTCCGTCAAGTGATTCGCTCATTGATTCGTTTGAAAGCTCAAAATCTGGCGAAAATTTACAATCCTCTACTTTTTTTGAGCAGGAAGTGAACAAAACCAGAACAAATAGTAAAAATAATGCTTTTTTCTTCATTTTTTTGCTTTTTTTAGTTGACTTTTCTATTTATCTGTGGTATATTGGACGAGTAATGACAACAAAAACAAAAGGACAAAACACTATGACGAAAATAAAAGAAAATATGGCGATATTTTTTGGTATCGTTTTTATAATGAGTATGG